GATCTGTTGTTTGCGAAAGCAGCAGACAATATTGAGACTGTTAAACCAGCTGTAACAGCTTCTATGTTTGGTGGTCCAAATCCTTGGTTAGATGATGAAGAAACCGAAGCAGAAGCTGAGGTAGAAGTTGGAGATGACGTTGAATCTGAAGAAGGTCCTAGTGCAGAACTAGAAACTTCTGAAGAGGATGATGAAGAAGAAAACTAATCTTTACTTAAAATGAAACTCATTACGGAAGAAATCGAATCAGCAAAGATTCTTATCGAAGAAAAAGACGGTAAGAAATCTATGTTTATCGAAGGTATCTTTCTACAGGGAAACCTGAAGAATAGAAACAATAGAATGTATCCAGTAGATATTCTTGAAAAAGAAGTCAACAGATATACAGAGTCTTTTGTTTCTAAGGGTAGGGCCCTTGGTGAACTAGGCCATCCAGATGGACCAACAGTAAACCTCGATAGAGTTTCTCATAAGATTGTTGATCTCCATAGAGAGGGAACTAATTTTGTAGGTAAAGCAAAGTTACTTGATACTCCAATGGGTATCATTGCTAAGTCTCTTCTAGACGAAGGTGTAACTCTAGGTGTTTCCTCTAGAGGTATGGGTAGTCTTCGCGAAACAAGCGAGGGTTACAAAGTAGTAGGAGAGGATTTCATGCTCGCAACTGCAGCAGATATTGTTGCAGATCCTTCCGCCCCCGATGCTTTCGTTAATGGCATCATGGAGGGTGTTGAATGGGTATGGGATGCCGGCATCCTAAAAGCCACAAAAGCTATTGTCAATCCAGTTACTGAAGAGGTTATTGCACTTGCAGAACCAGAATCGGAAGTGGAAGAGAAAGTGGAACAAGTCCTTGAGGAAACAAAGGCAACTATAAATAAATTTGTTGATCAAAAGATTCTCGACGAGAAGAAATTGGAAATCTTCCAAAACTTCCTATCAAATCTTTGATTTAATAAATAAATACAGATTAACGATATCTACAACGATTAGACGGAGAGTTTCAAATGTCTCGTGGAGATTTACAAGAAATGGAAGTAGGCACAAAGCAATCCAAAAGCGCTGTAAATTCTGGTGCTAAGGGTGCAGATCCTATGCCCAAAATGGCAGATCCTGGTACTCAACTAGGTGCGGTAGAAGATCTGGGTGGTCCTACCCCTCAGAATTCTAAGCCTGATGACGACAGCAACAAACTTGCTACTCCTACAAAAACCATTAAACAGGTTAAGGATGTAGTAACTAAGGGTGCAGGTAAAGCTGACCCAATGCCAACAGCTAATAAGGGTGCAATGTCCTACGAAGAAACCGAGTCGGCTGAGACTGAAGAAGTCATCGCTGAACAGGAAGTAGAAGAAACTTCTTCTATCGTTGACGTTAACTCCGCTATTGAAGAGGATGTAAATGCTCTTCTCGCTGGAGAAGATCTTTCTGAGGAGTTCAAAGAAAAGGCTAAGGTCATCTTTGAAGCTGCAATGAACGCAAAGATCACAGATATCGAAACTCAAATCCAGGAAGCATACGAGACTAAACTCACTGAGGAAGTCGAAGGTATCAAAGTCGAACTCACTGAGAGACTCGATTCTTATCTGGAGTATGTCGCAGAAGAGTGGTTAGAGGAGAATGCACTTCAAATTGAGAAGGGCATTAAGACCGAAATGACCGAATCCTTCTTGGACGGCATGAAGAAGCTTTTTGAAGATCATTATGTATCCATCCCTGAAGATAGATATGATGTACTTGAGTCTATGGTAGACAAACTAGATGAAATGGAGAATAAACTCAACGAGCAAATTGAGAGAAATATTGCTCTAAATCAGCGTCTGTCCGAGACAACCGCTGAGACTATCATGAACAATGTTGCAGAAGGACTTGCAGTTTCTCAGAAAGAAAAACTTGCAACCCTCGCAGAAGGTGTTGAGTTTGAAAGTGAAGAAGGCTATCGCGAAAAACTAACTACCCTTAAGGAATCGTATTTCGGTTCTCCAAAGGCAGCTAGTTCTTCCGAACAGACACAAGAGCTAAGAGAAGAAGCAGGACACGTAGAAGAACCAACTGGTTCTATGGCTGCGTACCTTAGAGCTCTTTCCTCTGTTAAAAAGCAGTGATTTAAAAATTCAACCCCTAAGGTAACTAACAATGCAACAACACATCAATTACAATCAGCTCGCTGAAAAGTGGGCTCCCCTTCTAGACTATGATGGTCTAGATCCTATCAGAGATAGTCACAGACGTAACGTCACCGCTGTTCTCCTTGAGAACCAAGAGCAAATGCTCCGCGAGAACGCTGAGTTCCTCGGTGAAGCATCCCCAACCAACTCTGCTGGTACTGGTGGTTTCTCTGGTTCTGCTGCTGATGCAGGTCCTGTCGCTGGTTTCGACCCCGTTCTGATCTCCCTGATCAGACGTGCAATGCCTAACCTGGTTGCTTATGACCTCGCAGGCGTTCAGCCAATGTCTGGTCCTACTGGACTCATCTTCGCGATGCGTTCCCGTTACACCAACCAGTCTGGCACCGAAGCTCTATTCGACGAGCCCAACACCGCATTCTCCGCACAGAACTCTGGTTCCAGCCTCTCTGCTGGTTACACCGATGTTGCTGCTGGATTCGGTACTGATGCTCAGGCAGGTACTAACCCATCCGTTCTGAACCCTGTTGGTTCTGCAACTACCTCCGCTTACAACACTGGTCAGGGTATGACCACTGGTGAGTCTGAGGCACTCGGAGATGGTTCTGGTAACCACTTCAACGAGATGGCATTCTCGATCGAGAAAGTCACCGTTACCGCGAAGTCCAGAGCTCTGAAAGCTGAGTACTCCTTAGAACTCGCACAAGACCTCAAGGCAATCCACGGTCTGAACGCTGAAGCTGAACTCGCAAACATTCTCTCCACAGAGATTCTTGCTGAGATCAACCGCGAAGTCATCAGAACCATCTACAAGATTGCTGAGCAGGGTGCTACTGTTAACACCGCAACTGCTGGTACTTTCGACCTCGACGTTGACTCCAACGGTCGTTGGTCTGTTGAGAAGTTCAAGGGTCTACTCTTCCAGATGGAAAGAGATGCTAACCAGATCGCCCAAAGAACTCGTAGAGGGAAGGGCAACGTTGTTCTCTGCTCCGCAGACGTTGCTTCCGCACTCACGATGGCAGGTATTCTGGATTACACCCCTGCACTCAACGCAAACCTCAACGTTGATGACACTGGCAACACCTTTGCTGGTACTCTCGCTGGTAAGTACAGAGTTTACATCGATCCATTCGCTGCAAACAACGACGCTAATCAGTACTACGTCATGGGTTATAAGGGTACTAATCCTTATGACGCAGGTCTGTTCTACTGCCCATACGTTCCTCTCCAAATGGTTCGTGCCGTTGGTCAGGACACCTTCCAGCCCAAGATTGGCTTCAAGACCCGTTACGGTATTGTTGCTAACCCATTCGCTGAGGGTAATGTTTCTAACCAGGGTCTCGGTAGACTCCTCGCTAACGCAAACCGTTACTACAGAAGAGTCAAGGTCACCAACCTCATGTGATTCATTCACACAACTCAATCAAGAGGGTCTTCGGACCCTCTTTTTTTATGGACTTTCATAAATAGAGTGCTTTTGCTATAAGATCATGGGTCGGTTGAGTAAAAAAATAGCTGAATCTAGTCAACCAGATTTTAGTAGTAATGAACCTGTTAATTATGTAACTGAGACTGAAGAAGTCATAGTTGAAGAGGAACCAGTTCCCGTTGAAGTTGAAGAGACCGTAGAAGAAATCCAAGAGGTTGATGATACGTCTGTTGAGGAAACACCAATGGAAACACCAAAAAAGAAAAGAATACCAATAAAAGCCGCTCTGTTGGTATTAGGCACAGTGATTGGAATAGGACATGTTGGTGTTATTGGACATCTGTTGAACGCAACCAGACCACAATATCCAGTTATAAATTTCCCACAAGGCAATTATTCGTCTTACAAAATGGAAGCAACAAGAGACGGATATAGAATTGAATATAAAGCAAACGATCCTGCTATTCTAGAATCCGAAAGATCTCTCCAAGTTGATCAAGAGAAGAGAGGATTATTTGGCGGTACAACTCGCAGAAGAGAATACCGAACAGATCAATTCACTATGGATGGTTCTAGAAACTTAGGAGGCGGGGCAGTTGACCCCGAGGGAAAGTTAGGTGCGAAAAGCGAAGAGTGCATCGTGGCGGACGCTGGCGCACGGAGTCAAGGTGCGATGGCGGGAACCGCAATTAGTGCAGGTTTAATTGTTCCAGCAGTCTCTAATATTCCTTATGTTGGTTGGTTGGCATCTGGATGGGCACTACTCTTAGGTCAGAAGATGGGTTCTGAAATCGGTTCTGAAGTTGGTAGTGTATTTAATGATTGCTGATATAAAGCTAAATACTAATGGAGATTCCTGAACAATCATGGCAGTTAGAAAACAACCCAAATCTTCTGTTTGGGAAAAACAAATACAGAATAGGAACTTTCTTTCCCCTGTCGGGTTCAAGTTCAATCTCCAAAAAGCACCAAAGGTAGATTTCTTTTCAAACTCTACTGGAATTCCTGGTATTGATCTAGGTGTTGCAATTCAATCCACATATCTGAAAAATATTCCAGTACCTGGCGACAAACTGGAGTATAGAGATTTCAGTATTCAGTTCATGATTGACGAGAATCTAGAAAACTATCTAGAAATTCATGACTGGATGAGAGGATTGGGATATCCAGAAAGTGTTCAGGAACATCTAGATCTAACGGAAGATGGATTGTTGAATCAATTCTCAGATGGAACCCTGATCATTTACAACAGTAACTTCAAAGAAATTGCCAAGGTAACCTTCCAAGATATGTTCCCAGTGTCATTGACCCCAGTTGAATTTGACGCTAAAGAAACTGATATAAATTATATTATGGCAGAAGCCACTTTTAAATATACTATTTTCAACGTGGAGAGTTTGGTGTATGAATCTTGAGATGATTCAAGAACTTTGGGAGAAAGACTCAAAGATTGATAATGATGAATTGCATACCGAATCAACTAAAATCCCTTCGCTTCATGCGAAATATTATAAGATCTTTAATAATATTTTGTTGCTGAAAAAGGGACAAGAAAACAAGTACAAAGTTTTAAAAAAAGAAAAGTGGGAATACTACACAGGTAAGGCACACCCAGATGTGTATATAAACAACCCCTTTGATTACAAGGTTTTAAAAGCAGACCTAGACAAATATCTTGATGCAGATGATGAACTCATCAGATGTGTTACCAAGATGGAATACTACGACATGATGCTTTCTTATTTGGAAAGTATTATCAAGGTAATTCTGAATAGGACTTATCAAGTGAAGAATGCTATCGAATGGCAGAGGTTTATTAGAGGTTATGACTGATTTAGTTATCTCAAAAAAGAACGAAGTATACCTTAAGATTCAAGCGGAACCATACGTTAATCAGGAACTATCTGATCATTTTACATTTGATGTTCCTGGTGCAAAATTTATGCCTCAATACAGAAGTAAGTATTGGGATGGAAAGATTCGTCTATACTCAACTGCAACTGGTGAGATCTACGTTGGTCTCTTGGACAAGGTTGTTGCATGGGCAAAAAAATCTGGGTATACCGTTACATTTGAAGATAACAAGTTTTATGGAACTCCATTCGAACATAACGATATGGTGTCCAGAGAAGGTGTTAAGGACTACATGACATCCATCTCTAGACATTCACCCCGAGACTATCAGGTGGAGGGTGTCTACGACGCTCTGAGGTACAACAGACGACTCTTAATATCACCAACGGCATCTGGAAAATCACTGATGATCTATTCGATTGTCAGATACTTTACAGAACAAGATAAAAAGATTTTACTTGTCGTTCCAACAACCTCACTTGTAGAACAAATGTTCAAAGACTTTGAGGACTATGGTTGGAATGCTGAACAATACTGTCATAAGATTTACTCTGGTAGAGAGAGAACAAATAAGAATCCTGTAACGATTACAACCTGGCAGTCAATCTACAAGTTGGATAAAAAGTTCTTTGATGGATTTGATGTAGTTATTGGTGATGAAGCACACCAGTTTAAATCCAAGTCACTCATTGGCATTATGACCAAGTTGAGAGATACAAAATATAGATATGGATTTACTGGAACTCTCGATGGATCACAAACACATAAGTGGGTTCTAGAAGGACTATTTGGTCCAAGTTATAAGATTACACAAACTAAAGATCTTATTGATAAAGGTCACCTTTCCAAACTGGACATTAGAGTTCTTTTACTAAAGCATCCACCACAGAAGTTTGAGAAGTATGAGGATGAAATTCAATATCTAATCTCCCATGAACAGAGAAATAATTTCATCAAGAACCTTGCTTTATCTCTGAAAGGTAACACTCTTATTTTATACAGTAGAGTGGAGACTCATGGACAGGTCATTTATGATCTAATAAATAATTCTATTGGATCCGAAAGGAAACTATTCTATGTCCATGGCGGTGTAGATGCCGAAGAGAGAGAACTAGTTAGAGAAGTTACTGAAAAAGAAGAAGATGCAATCATTGTGGCATCATATGGAACATTCTCAACTGGTATTAATATTAAAAACTTACACAATGTAGTGTTTGCTTCTCCAAGTAAATCAAGAATCAGAAATCTACAATCAATCGGAAGAGTTCTAAGAAAAGGAAATAACAAATCAAAAGCAATGCTTTATGATATTGCAGATGATTGCACTCACAATTCCAAAAAGAACTACACTCTCAATCACTTAATTGAAAGAATTAAGGTCTATAACGAAGAAAACTTTAACTATGAATTCAATCAGATTAAACTAAAGCAATAATGGAAGAAGAATTTTACGGATCAATAAAATTAATTTCTGGCGAAGAGATCTTTGCTGAGATTCTTCCTGTAGAAGAAAATGGTAGAACTGTTTTGGTTCTAAGTGATCCTGTTGAAATTGAAACCGTTGCTCTTGGTTCAGTAGAAGGATTGAGAATGATTCCTTGGATCAGATGTCTTTCTAAAGAAGGCATCGTCATTGTTCCTATGGATAAAGTCATCACTGTAGTAGAAGCAACGGAAGAGTCTGAAGTTGTTGATTCTTACATGAAGTTTGTTAGACAAAAAAATAGCACCTCCTCAGAAAAGGGAAAGGTGTCCGAAAGAATGGGATACAAAACTTCTGTTAAAGAAGCAAGAGCTTACTTAGAAAAGATCTATAGAAGCAAAGCTAAAGAGTAATTGTTTTGAACTCTGACAGAGTTATTATATGAGCTTTGGACAGCCGTGTCAAGTTGCAATTAAATTGTTTATGTGTTAGTATTGTAACCAACAGGAACAATAACGAGGACTTATGGTATGCCACCAGGAAAGACTAGAAAGAGATCTGAACACTATGTAAACAATAAAGAATTTTTGTATGCAATTGTTCAGTACAAAAAAGATGTAGAGGCAGCAGAAGCAGCAGGTGAACCAAAACCAAGGATTACAAACTACCTTGGTGAATGTTTCCTGAAGATTGCTACACACTTGTCTTACAAACCAAACTTTGTCAACTACATGTTCCGCGAGGACATGATCTGTGATGGCATTGAGAACTGCGTACAATATATTCACAACTTCAATCCAGAGAAATCCACGAATCCATTTGCTTACTTTACGCAAATTATTCACTATGCTTTCCTCCGTCGTATTCAGAAGGAGAAAAAGCAAATGGAAATCAGAACCAAGATCATTGAGAAGTCTGGTTATGATGAAGTTTTCACTGTAGATGATGACTACGGTAATGCATTCGAATATAATGGCATCAAAGATGCAGTCCAGTCTAAAATGAATCAATAATGAAGATTGCGATTATCACTGATACTCACTATGGTGGACGCCGTGGGAGTAAGTTTTTTCATGATTACTTTCAACAATTCTACGACAATGTTTTCTTTC